CGCCTCTGAGTAGCTTAACGCTTTTGACGATTTGATCAGTCGGGATATGCCTCCGTAGCGCACAATCTTTCTGGAATTAGATTTTGAGGCAGGTTCTCCGTATATTGTCAAGAAAACAGACTTCATAGTTTATTCAAGCCTTGTGCAGGGTAGCCAAGTTTTTTTGCTTGTTTGTTCCAAGCCAATGCCGCTTTTTGGGGCGTTGTAAACCTGCCTAGATGAATGATTTTTTTATTATGTTTAATGGATGCTTGATAACAGCCCCTTGATTTATCGTGATAAACGCCTTTAAAGCCAGAGTTGGAGGTGGCTTGTCGGAACATATTTGCTTTAGCTAATTTTTCTCTGTGTTGTTTTTTTATCACTCGACCTTTGCATGAGGCTGACAAATTATTGCAATGTTCTATGGTTCTAGGTGATTTTGGTACGCCTGTGAACGCGTCAGACATTTTTTTAATTTGCTCGGCAGACAGTTTTTTACCCAATTTTGCTTGTCTCATCAAAAGGCGCGTCCTTACGGTTGGGTTGTACATTCCGCTGCCACCGCCATTTCCATTCACCAATTCGTTTTTTTGAAATTTAATAATCCAAAACCGTTCCGCATCTGAATGAGAACCGTACTCCACAGCTTGCAATATTTTTAAAATAGGACGTAACGAGTTTTTACTGAGTTCGCTCAACCACTCACATTTACGAGAGTCACTTGCGTCTCTTAGGTGAGCAAGCAGTCTTTCCTTGGGTGAATCAGACTTTCCGACATAGCGCACCCTCCCATCTCTAGGGTCAACAAGACCATAAATATAGGTAATTTTGCAAACATCTGCGCTTTTTGACGCAGGCTCACCAAATATTTTGAATGAAAGCACTTGCATTATGTTTTCCATTGCGTTAGTATTGAGTTTCCTAACCGGAGGCTATTATGAAAATCACTAATAAACATGGGTTGCCTGAACCCTTTGTCGCTCTTGCGTCAAAAAGCTTTTACAGTAAAGGCAAAGCTGATTACTCTGTTACAGAGATCATATCACCACCACGCATACAGCGGCTGCGTCAGAAGCATTATGCTGAAATGGAGCAGGATGTTAGCGACATGACTTGGTCTTTGATGGGTACGTTAGCCCATCATTTCCTTGAGCAGCATCAGATCAAAAACCATACCAATGAAGAGCGTTTGTTTGCTGAAGTAGATGGCATTACCCTGTCCGGTGCGATCGACTTGCAAGAGGACGTAGGGGGAACGGTTCAAATTACTGACTACAAATTCACCTCTGCGTGGGCGTTACGAGCCGATAAGATTGAGTGGATTCAGCAGCAAAATATCTACGCATGGTTGGTCTTTAAAACCACGGGCAAGCAGGTCTCAGCCTTACGCATCTGCGCTTTTATCCGTGATTGGAGTCGCAGACAGGCTATGACTGATCCCACTTACCCACAGGCAAGCGCACAGATGGTCAATATTCCGTTGTGGGATTTTGACAAGACCGAAGCCTATATCAAAGAGCGCGTAGAACTTCACCGTGAAGCAAAGGTAGCTGCGGATTGGGAAATGGAGTTACCCCCATGCACAGAGGATGACCGTTGGATTCGGGAGACGAAGTATGCCGTTAAGAAAGAGGGTCGCAAGACTGCTATTCGCGTTTTTGATACGCATAAAGAAGCCTCTGAGTTATGGGAAAGCACTCCAACGAGTTTTATTGAAGTCCGCAAAGGCGAGGCAGTCCGTTGCACAGGAAACTTTTGCGGCGTTGCCAAGTGGTGTTCACAGTTTAAAAAGGAGCAAGACAATGCAGAAGCATGAAACCCTTGACTTGGGTTGGGCAAAACCTTTGGCAAGGCATGAAGACCCCGCTACAAGCCATCAGGCGGCAGCATCAATGAAAGAAGGGGCATCTAAACACGCAATGATGATTTTGGATGCGCTGTTCAGTAATGGCGATATGTCACCCACAGGCATTGCAGAATACCTTGGGCTTGAGCGCGCACAAGTGTTTCGGCGTATGTCGGAATTGGAACGGCGCGGATTTGTTTACCAAACAGGCAGATTAATTCGTTCGCCATCAGGCAGAAATGAACGTGAATGGTCGTTTAAACGAGGATAGATATGAGTTTACATAAACCCGAAAGACAGCCCAACGAATCTGTTGAAGATTACAAGATTCGCAGAAAGATGGCTAAGGACTTGGTCAAAGTGGCAAAGACCGGACAGATGACAAGCTTTCAAACAAAGTTAGTCGAAGCTTTTAAACGAAGAGGTATGAAATGAAGACTAGGCAAGAGTTAATTTTGGAATTTATGTTGGCATTGGCATCCGGTGCTTATCAAACAAAAGATGTTGCTATTACCGCATCGTTAATTTACAGAGACGCAGCCGAATTGTCGGACAAATATTTGGAGAAATGTAATGAAAGTTTTTAAAAAACTACAACAGGCACGGGTAACCCTGCTTGATGCAAACCTGAAGAAATCAGGCAAGAACAAGTTTGCAGGGTTTGAGTATTTTGAACTTGGCGACTTCATGCCGACCATCAACAAGATTTTCTTGGACGTTGGTCTGTGCGGGATTGTCCATTTCACAAACGACTATGCCATTCTAACAATCTATGACGCAGACTCAGAGGCAGCAGAGTGCATCGACTTTCGCAGCCCGATGGTCTTTGCCTCTAACCCAAAGGGTCAAGCCATTCAGGACTTGGGTAGCACACATACCTATTTGAGACGCTACCTGTGGCTCTTGGCGATGGATATCGTTGAGTCTGATACCGTTGATGCCCTACCCCAAAAAGAAACGCCTAAAGCCCCTCCTGTCGCGGCTCCAAAGGTCATTGAACAGCAGAAAGAGGTAGACCCTGCTCAACAAGCTTTCTTTGTGGGCAAGGCAATCGAAGAGGGCAAGCAATGCGAATCACTGGCTAATCTGTCTAGCCTGTGGAAGAACAATCAGAAACAGATTGATGAAATTAAAGCAACAAACAAGGATGAGTTTACCCGCTTGCAAACGGCTTTTGCAGAAATTAAATCAAAACTTCAGGAGTAGTTATGGCTTACGACAAATCATTTGAAAACAAAGCACCCTACGGCAGTCTTTTTGCATCTAAAGCAAAGACAAACCCCAAAGCACCGGATTACTACGGTGATGTGGTGATTGATCTTAGGCAGTTTGAAATCGTGGACAACATGGTTAAGATTGCTTTGAGCGGTTGGAAGAAACAATTGACCAATGGCTCAGGCACGTTCCTTAGTCTTCAAGCAAGCAAGCCTTTTGTCAAGGGCGAGAAATCCGCATCAAGTGGTGTCAGCATTTCTGACATGGACGATGACCTGCCTTTCTAGGAGTTTAAACATGGCACTCAATTTTGAAGCAGTTAAGGTCTCTCTTAAACAAGATAGAACCGGAGTCATTATTACTCTCAATATTCACCCCGATGAATTTCCTCCTGAACTGCTTGCAGATTTTGTTGGGGCTAGGTACGGCGTTGCGATGGTCAGGATCAATGACGATGAAACCCCTGTGGATTACACCGTTAAGAAGGCGGGGATGCTCTGTAGGACACGAGATTTTCAAGTTTGGCTACAAGATACCGGACACATTGAAAAAATCAGCGAGAGCGCAGCCGTCCGTGCTGTATGCGAAATCTGCGGTGTTACATCTAGATCAGAACTAACCGCGCTTAACGATTTATTTTACAAAATGGTAGAAGAATATGAAGCATGGAAAAAAGATCAGCCCTTCTAAGTTACACGCAGTAATGATTTATCTAAAGCCTGTTGATGCCGACAGGCTGACTAGGTTTGCAAAAAACAACAATGCATCCAAGTCTCAAATTGCCCGTGAAGGTATTGAGATGAGGATGAACTTAAACCCAAATCAATTTAACGCGGGATTCAATGAGGGTTTAAACGCTGTCATTGAGGAAATTAATAAAGACCCGTTGTTTGGCTTTAGATTTCCGTCAGGTCAAACCGGATCAGCATATGTCATTAACCTGTTTCAACACTTGGTTAGGAAGATTGATGAATGATGAAGACCTCAGAGATTTTTTTGCTGCGTTTGCTTTGATATCTAAGGCTTGGATAATGCCCGACCTTCAATCACACGCTAGAAATTGTTACGCTATAGCAGACGCAATGATTGAAGCAAAGTATGCAAAACCCGAAGAAGGAATAGCTTCAGTAATTAAACGCACAAGAAAAGCAAAATGAGCTTCGACAAAGACTTTGAAAGAGGTTTAAACGTTGAGCAAATTGTGCTGGAAATTGTAAGAAAGAAATATCCTTGTGCGGTTTTAGTGAATGCTCATTATGGTTATGACATTTGGGTTCCTGAGATTCACAAATCAATCGAAGTTAAATACGATGAGAAAAGCAATCAAACAGGAAACATTGTTATTGAAATTGAAATGTCAGGAAGACCATCTGCGCTTATGACTACGACTGCTGACTACTGGATATTTTATGACGGAAATATATTTGTGCGTACTACACCTAAAAAGATTATTCAGTGTATTTTTTTAAATAAGCTTAAATACGTTGACTTTACAGGTGACGGAGATAAAAACGGTAAGAAAGCTTTTTTAATTCCTAAAGATATTTTGTTTAGTTATGGAAAGATTATGGAGGTTTAAATGTCTGAATACCAAAGAGGCTACGCACAAGGTTTTGAAGACGGATGTAATTTTATGAAAACAACCGAAGGGAGTTTAAACAATGCAAAAAAACCAATTGATTTACAGCGAGAGCAACCCTCGACTGGACAACCACGGACTAGCGTTACAGTCATGCCTGTTGGGGACGGGGGAAGCAAAAATGTGGAAGACTAAGCTGGCGGTCTGCGCTGCGTGCGCTGCCATCACGGTGTACATGGCATGGTGCTATGGGGTGTTTGCATGAACACATCAAGCGAGTTGATTGAATTGGTTGGGTACTTCTATCTTGTGATCTGTTTAATTTTATGGGTGATGTTATGAATCCTTTAAGCCCGAACCAAATACTAAGAAACTTAGAAAATGGCTACTACATGACACAAAAAGAACAGGAGGAGGCGGCGCAGTACATACGAGAACTTCAAACGATGAACGCCGCGCTAAGAGAAAGTTTAGCTATGAATGCACAAGCATTGATGCGGTTGCGTCAACAATTTGGATTATGGAACAAAGGTGAAACATGGACAAGCGAATAAAAGAGTTAGCCAAGCCTGAGTCACACATTGTTAAATGGTCAATACCCGTTGACCCAAATAATTTTGGTGAGCCAATCGCACAGCCTGAGCAAGATATTAATATTTTACATATTGGCACGGATGTAATCGAAGAAGGTATGCACCTCATTGTTAGACGGGGTAATGAAATTATTCATTCGCAATTTTATGAAGCACCCAAGCGTAAATGGGTCGGGCTGACCGGAACAGAAATAAATCATATCTTTGCGGCAAATGTTGAATACCCAGAACGTATGTGTCATGCCATTGAAGCAGCATTAAAGGATAAGAACAATGCCGTTTAAACCGCACCCAACAGACCCCACAAAGGTTATTTACACGACAGGCGATTACTGGATACCTAAGCCGTGGCAAGGATTAACTGACGAAGAGATCAAGGGCATACTTGATTGTGGGCGTGGCGGGTTGGTTGACATTAAAAAGGCAGAGCAAATGCTCAAGGAGAAGAACACATGACTAAGATGAAAGAACAAAAGTTTTTTAGAGGGGATTTGGTGCAGGTTGCCGATGACCTTGGTGCGTCAATGCGCCACTTCACTAAAGGCTGCAAAGCTATTGTGATTGGCACATACGCAGAGCTTTGCTATGACGACAATAACGTTGATGACTATTCTATTTACATTCTGCCAAAGGGCAACAAGACTTCTTGGTATCACACACACCAGCTAACGCTGATTGAACCAAACCGTTACGACCTGCTGCCAAAAAATGACCGAACTCGACTAAATTGGGAAGCGCAACAAGCAAGAGACAACAAAACGCAGTTTAAACAACAGGACTACACAGTAACTCTAGGAGAAAAGAATGGCAAAGTTACCTTACACATTGATAGTCCCTCCAACGCCTGAAGATGAAGCGTTTGAAGAAATTGAACGCAATCAACAGACAGAAAAAGCTATTGCGTTGCGTTATGAAGCACAAGATGCTGCGTTTGATTTTACAGACCACTACGATGCATTTGATTTGGGTGGGATGACGTTGCGCCAAGCATTTGAACATGGTTATCGTGCAGGTAAAAACTCAGAGGAGAAGCACAAATGAAACACATACTTACAAGAAGTGAAACAAGCCAGCACCCTAAAAGTATGCAGAAAGTTTATGTCTTGAACGGAATTGTTCATGTGCCGCATTATTCACAAGCCGGAGTCTATATGAGTCCGGGCGATAAAATTGGGAAGTTTGAAAACTACCTTATCAAGCGCGGTGCTGTTGCTCAACAAATGCTTTTGTGGGATCGTTTGTCCAAATGAATGAAATACCAAAACTTACCGCGCCAGAAAACTTAACTATTAAAGGTTCAACGGTAGCGAAGATGTTAGAAAAACACGGTCATGCTACGGCAAGTGCCTTGGTTAAACTAACAGGCAAACCCATCAAAGCTGTATTAAAAACAATTCATGTTTTGCACGGTCAAAGCAAAATACATATTGGAGCATACGAAGTTAATAAGCGAGGGAAAGCTTCGCGAGTCTGGTACTGGGGTGACGGTGATGATGTACGAGAGCCAAACACGTTAAAAGACCACGAACGTTTTATTCCTCGCGCAGACGAGGCAGCAGCATGGTTAAGGAATCCGATATGAAACTGACCGAGCAAGAACACGAACGTATTGCACTAATAGGCAAAGAAATACGCGCTAACGAAAAACAGGTAGGTGGCGCACACTACGCAGTCAAAGCCATACAGCCGTGGGATTATATTATCGCCAACAACTTGGGCTATCTTGAAGGCAACATCATTAAATACGTTAGCCGATGGAAAGACAAGGGCGGCATTGAAGACTTAAAAAAAGCTCAACATTATTTACAAAAACTAATAGAAACTCATGACAAAGAAAGAGTGGTTTAAGCTCATCCAAAACATGGGTTGTATTGTCTGTTTAAACGAAGGGCTAGGTGTATCACCAAGTGATATACATCATGTTTTAAGAAACAGTAGAAGGATTGATGATTTACATACAATCCCTCTATGCCCTTTGCATCACAGGTCTGGACACAACACAGAAGAATATGTGTCTAGGCATCCGTGGAAAGCAGAGTTTGAACGCCGGTACGGAACAGAAATGGAACTGTACCAGCAGACCAAAGACCGTTTAAACGTTACCGACTAATGCCTGCTCGTTCTGCCACTTCGTAACCTTTCTTGGCTGTTTGACTCAGCATCTGTTGAAGCTCATTGATGCGAGTCCTTTTTTCTTCTGCGGTCATACCCTCTCTGTTTTCTATACGTTTAATTTCCGTCTTAATCTTGCCGAGTTGTTCTCCAATTTTTCTAAAGACCGGAGCGGCAAGCATCTGGTTTTTCTTTTCATCATCGTTTAGATACTCACGAGCGCGTTCAAACAAACCTTCTTTCTTTAAACTTGCAAACATATTGGTCATTTCTTTTGCATTATGTTCCAAGGTGTAAAAATCAGCCACAGCCTTGCTGACATTCGGATCGGTCATAAAAGCTTTAACGCCAACAATCGACTCAATGTTTTTAGCAGGTCGTTCTACGCCGTTTGCCGAGTCTATAAGATTGCTTGATGCCATTAAGAATGTGCCACCAAGTTCAGCAAAATATCCTTTAATCAAGGCATCAATTTTGGCGGGAGATAACCCAACCTTATGCAATCCGGCTTCGCTTGCTGCCTTAGAAAATTCAGAGGCATTACGACCGCGCTCAACTACGGGCTTTCCTTGATCGCTCATGCCTTCGATTGGATTGCCGGTGAAGAAAGAATGGTTTGTAATGGATTCAAGAGCCGGTTTAAACGCCTGTGGTATGAGTATTCCACCTCCGGGGAGGTTATGAATCAACCCGTCTAAGTAAGATTTAGCTACTTCTTTGCCTGTGCTTGTTCCGGAATACAGTCTCCATGCTGCTTCAGGAATGGTCTTGAACAGGTAACCAATCTCAAACGGCACAGGAATTTTGACAAATGATTTACGTCCGTCAGATGTAGTAATGGGAAATAGCCAGTTGCCATCCTTTACATAATCTGGAAGGTCTTTATACTCGTCATCGTCTGTATACATCATGGCGTACATTGTTGACATCAATGCCATCACTGCTGCGCGTTTTGCAAAAATTAACTGAGCCTTACGCTTTTCAGCGGGTGGCAAACCATAACCAAACGCAGCGCGATAAACGGTATCCAAGCTTGTGATGGCTGCTTGGAAGAATGGAATCGAATGACGCAAAGTATTTAATACTTTAGAGTTACCACGCACTCCGAAGTTAATAGATTCTCTTGCCCTAAACACAGCAAAGTTGACCGCCTCTTCTTCTGACATTCCTTTTTTCAAAGCTTCTTTCTTGGCGCTATCAAAAATAGCTACGCGAGTTGCCGCATCAGAGGCTTCATGCATTTGCATAACCTTGTGCAAAGCAGAAGAAAGCATTTGCGGTGTTTTCTTTTCTTTACCAAGCTGACCAATATAATCTTTTAAGTCAACAGTGCTATCTACTGCGCCAATAACGCCATATTTTTCAAGGACTTTAGCTGACTCAGAACTTTTGTTTAAAATTTTAGCAAAAGCAACGGCAGAATGAAATGGAGTAATGATTTGATTATTGGTTAAAGATGCGTGGATAGGATCGCGGATAAGCTGTTTAATCCAAAACATGGGGTTAACCAACGCGCCAAAACGCAATGCTCTAGTGGTCGCGGAAATAGCTTTCATAATTGGATCAAGTTCGTAATTCATCATTTGGAACGCAGCGATATCATTAGGATTCTCTGCAATGACGTTTACAATCTCACCGTTTTCTTTGTATCGAAGATTGATATTAGGATCGTTGGGATTGTCTACGGTCTTAGCCAAACCAAAGCCTTGAAGCTGCTCAGTGGCAACCTTGCGAGTTTGATTTTCATACGCCACAGCAATTGTCATGGCGTATTGCTTTTGCACGTTCTCCCAAATATTGCGGTCTATATCTGCGCCTTCTAGCTTGTAATTCTTAGCCACGTTCTTAGCACTAGAACCGTGGAAGAATGCTTCCGCTAAATCTTCACGCGCTTTAAACAACGGGACATAGAATTTCTTATCACGGTATTTTTGCGCTTGTTCTTTGGAAATGACTCCAGTGTCTTCACTAAGATCAGTCAAAGCATTATTGATATCTTTCCAAATGCCAAAGATTTCCTTTAACTCAGGAACGTTTTTAAGCTGTGCTTCTGCCCATTGAATCTGTGCATCATCAACTTGCAATTCGCGTTTAGTGGCAACAAGTTTTTTGCCTTCTGCACGCAACTTGTCAATTAAATTTTTGGCGGAGGCAATTGTTTTAACATTCTGACCTCCAGCTTGAACAGCAGCGTTTAAACTGGCTTCTAAGGAATCAGCATCGTTTAGCTTTTGCTGTCCTTCTGCAATCATTGCTGCGTCTTCTTGTTTAATATCAGCACCACGCAAAGCACGGGCAACTTCAGCCACAAAGCCACGACCACCTTTTAACTTAGATGCTTTGACATAAGGATTTGAATCTAGTTTGTCGGCAAGAATAATGCTACGAGCCATGTTTGATTCTGTTTTTTCAATGATGATAGAGCCATCACTGTTTAAAACAGGAACGCCAGACTGCAAACCAATATTAATTAGATTGATGCTATTGGATTGAGCATGACGCAACATATCAGCGCGAAGTTTGTTGTTGGCAAACTGAGACATTCCTTTGCTTGCTAAGGTGTGACCAAGGCTAGAGGTATCATCTACAAATCCATTACGCAGACCCGTGAAGTAGCCATCCTTTTGAATGGTCTTCATAGCATTGGTCGCGGCAGCAGTGACTTGTTGACCCGCCGTTTGATTTGGCAAAAGTTTAGTGTGAACAGCAGGCGGTACGTTATTGGTTAGTGAAAACCTTGGGCTTTCTGCTTCGGGTTTTTCATTAAACACAGACTTTATTTGATTAGAATAAAAAGCTACCGCTGTTTTTATCTCGCCGTTACGCATCAGGATAACGCCATCGTACCCTTCGTTTATAAATTTCCTCTTTAAAATGTCATCGGACTCTCTGTCTAACTGAATTATTTTTGGGTTTTTAAGAGAAAGGAACACGGGGATCATTCTTCCACCCTCTCCCTCTGCAAATGAATTAGAAGGGGTTGAGCTAAAGAAAGAGCCTTCACCGGCTATTGCGCGTTTTGTGGTGTCAAACTCAGAGAATCCCTTGTTTGTACCGTGGTACATGGGCAGTGGTTTGTTGTCGGAACCAACAACCTTACTACCGTCAAACCATTTTTTAAATTCCGGAGTGGTCGGCGCACGAAGTGAATAACGAATGTCATTAGACTTAGTGCTAAACGCACCAGTGTTGCCAGTGGCAGATTTAATTTGATTAGGCTTAAACGCAATGGTTTCTATAAAATTGCCTTTGCTATCTCTGGCAATAACACCGTCATATCCAGCCTTTTTAAGTAACTGTTGCGTTTGTTCGCCAATTAAATCATATGAACTTTTTTTGCCATTGGTTAATTCTTTAATTTTTTTATCAAGTTGTTTGTTGATTGATGTATTTGCTGATGGTGATAAATATATTTTATTTTTAGATTCTGTTAAAGCGTCATCACCAAGATCAATAAACAAAGGATTTTTAATAGAAAGATAAACAGGCATGATTGCTCCAGTAGGAGCATAGTTTTCTGAATATTCTGGCATTGATGTGAAATATATACCTGCGCCTAATTTGCCATCATCCGACTCTCTAAATACACTAAACAATTCTCCTTCTTCCGGCGCATTTGTAGCGTGGTACATGACTTTAGGTGTACCGTCTTTATTTACAACTTGGCTACCTTCAAAAAATTTGTTAAATGCAGGAGTAGTGGGGGCGCGGAGAGACGCTTTCCCTTTAACTCTTGCCATGTCATCAGCCATTTCTTGAATGGCTTCTGGTGACATTACTTTACGCTGTTTAAACGTTGTTGCAACAGGCTGGCGAATAACTCCAGAAGCACCGGCTTTAACTGGGATGCCTTTTTGTGGTTCTTCCGGAGTTAAGTACCGTTTAAATTCTGTTGGTGTTTTACCTGTCCAAGCAACGTTCCCATACTTGCCCATGTTGTTTTGCTTATACACAGAAACAACGGAGTAATGATCCCCCATTCTAGAAAGAATTAAAGACTCAGTGGTAATGGGGTTGTAAGCAATTAGTTTGCCTTGTTCTTTGTATATCCTTGTATAAGACTGAGCAACCCTTTCAACTTGTCGCACCAAATCTTCTAACAACTCTTTAGTGACAACAGGAGGCTTCCTGCTTGAATCCTTGTTCATCCTGTCAATCATTTTGTTAGCGCCGTATCCTTTGTGAGCATATACGGGGTCTACCATGCCAACCGCGAAACGGATCGGCAAAGGTTCAATATCACGAGCATCAGGCAGAACACCTAAATTGCCAGTGTTATTTAAAGACGTATCAGGCACTAAAGATGTAGCCGGTTCTAATGCACCTAACGCCCTAGAAAAACGAGCGCCTTTTTCTGGTTCTGCCTTGTTGTAGTGGACTTCGCCTACAGTGCCTTCGTATTTAGCTTCGATGTCATTATTTAAAACAACCATCATCCCGTAGTCAGGAACGGCATAACCATCGTAACCATTGTCGATGACAAAGCTTTCAAATGCATTGCTGTCGCCTTGAGCTTTTTTGTAAAGCTCAGACATTGTCTTTCCCGGACCTAGAATGTTGTCAAACTTCTGCGTGTAAACGTGGTTGCCCACACCGGACTCACGCATAGGCATCGTGCCGTTTGCGCGTGGGATGTAGAAATATATGCGTTTACCAATGCGCGGGTCTTGAGCCTGAGCAAGCCTCTTGGCTTCAGCGCCCTTTAATCCTGTGCCGTAGTAACCACCGGAGAGGATGTTTGTTTTGGTCTTGCCATAGTGAGACCCTGCGTAGCTTGTGGCGTCTTCTTTTCGGTCATTAAAAGAGATGCCTCTCCCGCCGCTATCGCTGGGTCGAAGGGCAAGTTGTTCAGGTCTAAGGGAATATTTTCCATATTTTTTTCCTTTTGATTGTTTTTGTTGCAACGCAACAGACGCATCATAATCATCAATATAAACACCCTGTTTATTAGTTGGGCGCTCTTTGACTTTAGGGTCATAAGCCATAAACACAACGTCAGGCTCACCGTCATTAAATTCTTGGAATCTTTGTTTACTCCAACCATTGGGGGTATATTCATTGTTCCATTTCATTCTTGCAACAACAGTAAAACCATTGTTGAAATAAAGATCGGGAAGAACAGTATCAAACGCATCCAGACGGCGACCACCTAATTGGGTGGCAAGTTGCATAATGCCGTTTACACCGCCTGAGTGTGGGGGCTGAGAGAACACTGAAACAATGTCATCGCCCTTTAATGCAAAACCTGCTTTGCCGTCTTTAGAAACGAACAGGCGCATCTTTGCATATTCTTCTTCGGGATATACAGTGACAGCAGCACCAAAACTATTGTTGTTTTTTGCAGCTTGAATTGATTTTTGAAAAGTGCCAGCGCCAGCAGAAGTTAATTCATAAAATTTAGGCGACTCTGAGCCAACAGATTTCAGCGCATTGTTAAAACTAACTTCAGGAGAATATTCGGCAATAACATCTTGCCTTAGAACCCGAAGTCTTTCGCCATCCTTTGGGCTTTTTCTTTTGAAAG